AACTAAGCAAACTAAAAAAAATAACTTAGAATATACTTTACAAGAAATGTATCTTAATTATACACGTTAAAAAAACACAAAGTTATGAAAACTACTAAAAAAACAAACGACCAATGGGATGAAATAAATTATCCTGAATTGACAAAAGAAGAAAATCAAACAATTAGAAAGGCTAGAAGATTAGGATTTGCAGATTTTTATCCTGCTTTTCCTAATGCAGAAACTCAATCTAAAAGAACATTAAACGGAGCAGTAGAATATATTAATAAAGTAAAATAATTAAAAACATGAAAATCACAATCGAAAGAAAAGAAAAAGTACAAATGGAAGTACAACTTCCGTTATTTACTAAACAATACTATCATTATTACATGGTAGAAGAAACAAGAACAACCGTTTTATTTTTAGGAGAGTTTGAACATTCAATACAAGTTACTCAACTCATGATGCAATACCCATGCAGCTATGAACAGATAACAGAAAAAGAATATAACGAAGTATATAACACAATTAAAAAACGAATTTATGAATAACTCTAATCAAATAGAACTTAACAATAACCTTGAGTACTGGTATGGTTATATAGATGCTAACTTAGTTAACTATAATCGAATCAACATCAGTAGTGTAAGTTTAGATAATACAACAATGGAAATGTTTATAACAGATACTGAAACTCACTTTTGTTTTGACTTCTATAAAAAAGGTCAGGTAGTTGGTAAGCATAAAATCTTTATTGGAAATAATCAATTAGAATTTGATTGGAACTTACAGTTTAGTCAGGAATTAATTAAAATGTTTAAAAGCATAGATATTAAAAACCAAGTTATATTATAACTTATGGTGGCTTTGCGTTCGTTGGGGATTTCCAGCACTAAAGCCGATTGATAGTACAAATTTTAATTTAAGCACAAATGATTATAGATAGCACAAAAGCCCCAATGAAGCAAAGCCACTGTTATACGCAGCCTTTTATCGAGCTGTTTAACGAGGATTGCTTACAAACACTTTCAAGATTTGAAGATAATAGTATTGATTGTGTGATTACAGACCCGCCTTATTCAGGACTTACAAGCAAGTCAAAAGGAACAGGAAGATTTGCAAATGACGATAACCATATTGAATTTGACGATATGAGTGAAAGAGCCTTTTTGCTTTTTGTAAAACCTATATTTAGGGAACTTTACAGAACTATGAAATTAGGTTCGCATTTATATTGCTTTACTGATTGGAAACAATTACGAAATATGGCAGATTGTTTAGAATTAGCAAGTTTTAAAATAGTAAATATAGTTTGCTGGAATAAAGGGCATTTTGGAACTGGTGCAGGATATAGAAGCCAAGCAGAATATATTTTAGTGTTTAGTAAAGGATTGCCGAATACATTTAATTTAAAGAATGTAGGTAATGTGATAACTGTATCAAGAGCAAAAGAAGCAATACACCCACATCAAAAACCTACTGAACTATTAAAATTATTAGTTGAAAACTCAACAAAAGAAGGTGATACTATTTATGACCCTTTTGCTGGAAGTTGCTCAACTTTAAAAACTGCGAAAGCATTAAATCGAAATTGCAAAGGAAGTGAACTATCAAAAGAATACTGTCAAATGTATGCTGATTTTGAAAACGGACTGCTTCTTTAAGGTTGCGTATAACTTACATCTTTGCGCAACTTTATAGCGACTTATTTAAAATTAAATTAAAAACAAATATGAATTACACAAAAGGGGAATGGATTAAATCCGAAGGAAATACATCAACTTCAGTAGTAAATGTAAAACAATACAATGGTGAAGATGTTTACTATACTTCTGTTTTTACAGCAGTAGAAAGAGAAGCAAATGCTAAATTAATAGCAGCAGCTCCTGAAATGTTAGAATGTTTATTAAAGTTAACCAGTGATGAACATATTGAACAATCAACTTATAATTATTTTATAAAACAAGCAAAACAAATAATAGAAAAAACAAAATGAAAATACCCGAAACAATTAAAACAAAAATGACAGAGTATTATACTCATGGAGATCACACAAAGCTAAAGCGTTATGGAATAACAAAGAAAAAGTATTTCAGCTTAGTTACAATCGGAAAGGCGTTTAAAGAAGGCGAATGTAAAGACGAACTGTTGGATGTAATAGACGAATTTTATAACTTAAAAATTAAAAAGTATGGAAAATAAATTTTATATAGAAGGATTAACAAAAAGAAGTTTATACACCTTAAATGATATTCAACGAAAAGAAAGTGAACTTTATGATACTGCTGAAAAATTAGCAGAATTAAAAAGATTAGAACTTTACGACCAAAATTTAACAGAAAAATACTATCTACTTCAAAATCAATTAGAAACAATTACAGATAATTTTTTAAATTATAATTCAGTTAAAAATTAATTATTAAATTTGTAACCATGAAAACACAAGAACAAGCAATCCTGGATGCCTTATTAGGTGGGCAAGTTATTACAGGCTCAAATGCCTATCAAATAACTAAAAAAGAATGTGCATGTGGCACTCTTAACCTTCACAAAGTATTAGCTAAAATTAGAAAAAAAGGTTACACTATTAATGAGCAATGGTGCATCAACTCTAAATCTAATACACGCTTCAAAGAATTTACAATAACCAATAAAAAACAAAAGAAAAATGGAAACTAAAAACAACTCAGGCGCAATCTTTAAAAACAACAAGACAAAAGAAACGCAACCCGATTATCGTGGTAAGGTAAAAGTAAACAATGTAGAAATGGAAATATCTTTATGGTTTAAAGAAAGTCAAAGCGGCAAAAAGTATTTCAGCGCATCATTTCAAGAACCATTTAAAAAAGATAATGAAACAAAGACTTATTCAAATGAAACAAAGTATACACCTAAAATAGAAGATGATGGGCTACCATTTTAATCTATTCAGTACAAAAAAGTAAAAATAAAAAGAATTAAATCAATCTATTATGAAAACTAAAGAACAAACACAGGAAAAAGAATTAACTAACATTGAAAAGTTTATTGCAATTCAAAACGAATTAAAAGTACCAAAAGGTAATATAAATAAATTCGGTAATTATAGATACAGAAGTGCTGAAGATATACTTGAAGCCTTAAAACCTATTCTTTTTAAATATAAAGCAGTTTTTAAATTAAGCGACAAATTAGTTCAAATAGGTAATAAAATATTTGTAAAAGCAATTGCAAGAATAAAAATAGGGGATTTTAAAGAATTTGCTTGCGGATATGCAGAACTTTCAGAACACAAAGGAATGAGCGCAGAACAGGCAACAGGTACAGCTTCAAGTTACGCTCGTAAATACGCTTTAAATGGTTTATTCTTAATTGATGAAACAGAAAGCGATGCTGACCATGATAATAAAAAAGAGGTTGCCCGTAAACCTGTTTTAAATGCAGATACAGAGGCTTTCGGTAAGGCAGTTGAGTATTTAATGAAAGGTGGTTCAATAGATGCTATAAAGGCAAAATACGAGGTTAGTCAGGAAGTTGAGGTTAAACTTTTAAAATCAATTTAAAAAGGTTACAATTTGTAACCAGTTCAAAAAAAAATAAATTAAAAATAAATTATGGAAAGTACAATTGAAATATACAGCCCTGAATGGTTTATTAACCGACAAGGTAATTTCACTGGAAGTGAGATTTGGAAGTTAATGACTGAAGCACGTTCTAAAAAGGACGTGCTATCTAAAACAGCAGAAACTTATATTCTTGAAAAGGTTTGGGAAAAATTAAGTGGTGAAGTTAAACAAGGCATTAATAACTTTGCAACTGAATGGGGAAACGATAACGAGCCTATTGCTAAGAAATTCTACACATCCGTAACAGGAAATGAAATAGTAGAAAGTAAATTGCTTTATTCAAATGAAATACAAGGCTTAACAGGCAGTCCTGATGGCTTAGTAGGCGAAGATGGCTTAATAGAAATAAAATGCCCTTACAATGGCGCAAATCATTTAAAACATTGCTTTATTACAAACGATGAAACTTTTTTGAGTGAACAGCCTGAATACTATTATCAGATGCAATGCTATATGTTATTATCAGGCAGAAAGTGGTGTGATTTCGTTTCTTTTGATCCTCGCATTATTTCTGACTTAGGATTGTTTATTTACAGGGTAAATGCTAATGAAGAAATAATTGAAAAGATGACTGAAAAAGTAAAGTTAGCAAGGGAATTATTTAATCAATATTTTGAATCATTTAATGGAAAGAAATTATGAATATAAAAGAATTAAGATACGGTAATTTAGTAATTGATAATATTGGAATAGTTGAAATTGGCAAAAACGCAAAATTAGAATTTTGTGATATTTATAATCCAATATTAATTAATGAAGAGTGGCTATTGAAATTTGGTTTTGAATTTGATAATTATCATGTTAGTCCTGATTTTGAAACAGAAAGTGATTATAATCCAATTCAATATTATAAATTAAAAATTAATAAATATTGTAATTACTTTTTTGGTTTAATGCCTGATAATTATAATGAATTTGGAATAAAAGCTGCAGACAATGAAATAGTTATAAAATTTGGAATTAAATATGTTCATCAATTACAAAATTTATATTATACATTAACTGAAAAGGAATTAATCTGTGAAGAAAATTAAAGATAAAAAATGCAAGGAGTGTGGTGGAAACTTCACTCCTTTTAAAACCACTCAAGTTGTTTGCGGTGCTAAATGTGCAGCTAAATTAGCAGAAACTAAAGTATGGAAGGAAAAGAAAAAGGTAATGATTGAAAACACCCGTACTCGCACAGAATGGCTTAGTTTACTTCAAATAGTCTTTAATAAGTATATTCGATTAAGAGATGCTAATAAACCATGTATTTCATGTGAAAGACCATTAACAAGTAAATTTGATGCTGGACATTTTCTTAGTGTTGGCAGTTATCCAAACTTAAGGTTTAATGAAGATAACGTACATGGGCAATGTGTTTACTGTAATCAACATCAGCATGGCAATCAAATTGAATACGGGTTAAGATTACCTTTAAGAATAGGCAATGATGCATACAATAGACTAATGAATAAAAGAGGGGATGCGCTTAAACTAACATTAGATGAAATCAAAGAATTAATTAAAATTTACAAATTAAAAATCAAAGAACATGGAAAAATCACTAACAGTTGAACAGGCTAAAGTAGAATTTGAATCACATCTTCTAATTGGTTTATTCAAATCAACAGTTGAGCAATCAACTCAATTAACTGGTAAATTCAAACATAAAATGAAAGCTGATTTTAATCTATGGCAAAAACAAGGATTTAAAATAGTTGAAGAACTTGAAAAAAGAAACATAACAGATGTTGAGTACTTAGACAAAATTGGCGATATTTACCATACTATGAACTCAAATATGCGTGAAGAATTTTACAAAGGTTTGGAAAGTTAAATAATTTTTGTATATTTGTACCCGATGAGTAACGGCATCAGTAATAATTATATTTTAATCCCATTGGTGAGTAGAGCCCGTTACCTCGAAAGCCGATGGGTTTTTTATTTTATATAAATGGCAAAAAATTTTCCATATTTTAAATTTACTGCTACTGAATGGTTAACTGGAGATATAGTTTATGAATCATTAGAGCTTCAAGGTTTATTTATTAATGTTTGTGCTTTATATTGGCAAAGAGATGGTAAATTAACAATTGAAGATTTAATTAGAAGATATAAAAATCAATCATTAATTAACGAGTTAATTGATAGATATATTTGGAATGAGCAAGGAAATATATTAATTAAGTTTTTAGATGAACAGTTAATAGAAGCTAATCATATATCAAAAGTTAATTCAGAGAATGGCAAAAAAGGTGCGGAAGCTAAACGAAATAAAGCGAACGCTAAGCGACCGCTTAACGATAGTAAAGCGATTTTAAGCAAAGAAGAAAAAGAAGAAGAAATAAATAAGAATAAGAATAAGAATAAAATAAAAGAATTTGTTTTTCTTTCTGAATCTGAAATTAATAAATTAAATGAAGAGTTTGCATCACATGAAGTAGAATGGATCCTAAATAAGTTAAATGATTATAAAGCAAGTACAGGAAAGAAATACAAGTCAGATTATGCTGCAATTAATATGTGGGTTAAAGATGCTTTTAGAAAAGCAAAAGTTGATTTTATTAAAGATAATAATACAAGCGAAGTAAGAATAGCAACAGCAATGAAAGCAATTGAAAACATTAACTGGGACGATTATACAAACCAACTATGAATCAAATAACAACAACAAATGGATTTTCACCTTTAGAAGTTGAAGCCATGCAGAAACTAAATGATTATTTAAAAACATTCATTGAAGTAAAAAATGAAGTTAAAATAATTCATAAAGACAAACAGGAAGTATTAACTCAACTTTATGCAATCGTAATTAAGACAATTGAATTAAGCGGTGAAAACAAAAAATACAACTTAGATAATCAAACTATTAAAAACGTAGCTGGTTTTGTTTATGAGTACGTTTTAGAAAATTATAAGGGTGCAACACTATCCGAGTTAAAAAAAGCTTTTAAAATGGGAATAAGTGGCGAATTTGGTGAATTTGTAGGGTTTGGTACTGTAACATTCACTAAGTTTATTAAAAGTTACATGAGCTATTCAAAACGAGAACAAGCTATTAAAGAATGGTTTAAATACCAAACACCTACAACTGAAAAGCCAATAACTAAGTTTTTTGAGCAAAATTTACAGATAGCTAATTACTTTTTTAATATATGTGAAGAAAAAAACTCAGAAAGATTCCATACAATTTTAAACCATGAAGACAATGTAATGCACTTACCTTCTATATATGAGTTCCTATATGCTAATTATCAAATATCATTTTCAGATGAAAGCAAAGAAATAATAAAGAAAAAAGCGAAGATTAAATACAATAATTATATTAAAAAGTCAGGATTAAAAGATGCTGATGCAAAAGGTTATCAAAACATAATTACTTCAGTAATAGATAATCAAAACAAAACATTTGATAATTATGTTAAAACACAGGCTTTAATCTTCTTAACTTTAAAACTAAAGCAACAAGGTAAAACATTTGATAATTTAAAAAGAATATGAAAATACTAAACTTATATGCCTGTTTAGGCGGAAATCGTTATAAATGGAACGAAGTAAAAGAAGATATTGAAGTTACTGCTGTTGAGTTAGACTATGAAGCTGCACGATTATATCAAGAGCGTTTTCCTAATGATACAGTAATAGTTGCGGATGCTCATCAATATTTATTAGACCACTTCAAAGAGTTTGATTTTATATGGAGTTCGCCACCTTGCCCAAGCCATAGCAAAGTAAGAATAAGCCAAAAAAATAGAGAAACTTTTAAATTTATTTACCCAGATATGAAATTGTATGAGGAAGTTATTTTTTTAGATAATTTTTTTGAAGGAAAGTATGTAGTTGAAAATGTTACTCCGTACTATGAACCATTAATAGCAGCTAAAAAAAGAGGCAGACATTTATATTGGACTAATTTCAATTTACCTACCGACTTAAAAGAACGCAAACTTGATGGCACTTTAACTAATATGATTGATGAAATTGGTGTTTTATCTAAATTTCATGATTACGATTTTTATAAATATAAAGGAAATCAAAGAGTTGATAAAATGGCGAGAAATTTAGTTGACTATGAAGTTGGTAAAACAATATTTGAAAATGCATTAGGAATAATTAATAAATCAAAAACAAAACAAGTAACCTTAGAACTATGAAAACAAACAATCAAACAAATCTTTCACTAATTTCTAAAACAGAATGGTGGGTAAAAAAATTAGATGTAAACTCTATTCGTGGAACTTTCGACTGGAATCAATACATGAAATATTTAAAGGCTTTACAGACTAATGAAAAAAAGTGATTATCATTTAATTTTGTTTGCTATCTTTTTAATTATATCTTTGCTATTAAATAGCTGAGAATGAAAATCCAAAAAGTAAAAATTACTGCGATAAAAAGCAATCCAAACAATCCAAGATTAATTAAGGATGACAAGTTTCATAAATTAGTCAAGTCAATAAAAGAGTTTCCACAAATGCTTGAGTTAAGACCTATTGTTGTAAATGATGAAATGGTTATACTCGGTGGAAATATGAGGCACAAAGCTTGTATTGAAGCTGGTTTAAAAGAAGTAACAATAGTAAAAGCAAGTGAATTAACCGAAGAACAACAAAAGGAATTTATAATTAAAGATAATGTTGGATTTGGTGAATGGGATTTTGATATTTTAACTAATGAATGGGATGCTGAAAGTTTAGAAGAGTGGGGAATGGATTTACCAATTGATAAGGAAAATAAAGAGGATGGTGAAATATATTTTTCAGATGAAATTGATTTTGAAAGCAATTATGTAGTTTTAAAATTTAGTACAGATATAGATTTTATTTATATACAAACATTATTAGGATTAAAAAGTACATATTCGAAAAGAGCAAATGGAAAACCATGGAGCAAAGGAATTGGAAGAGTAGTTGATGGTGTTGATGCTATAGAAAAAATTAAATCAGCATGAAAATAGGTTATTTTGCTCCGTCTTATAAAAGACCTGAAAAATCAATAACACAAAAAAATTATCCTTTTGTTAAATTAGTAGTTTGTGAAAGTCAATCTCAAGAATATTTATATAATGGAAATGATATTATAATTTGCCCAGATAATGCACAAGGAAATATATCAAGAATCAGAAATTGGATTAAAGATAATTTAATGAATAATTTTGATGCTATAATTATGATTGATGATGATAATAATGGAATTGGAATTTGGCAAAAACAAAAATATAAAGTTTTAAATAGTGAAGAATTACAAGAATTTTGCGAAAATATAGCAATTATGTGTAATGACTTTGGCTATAAATCATTTGGATTAAATTGTATAATTGATAAAGGTGCATATAGAGAACATAGCCCATTTTCAACAAATAAATTTATTGGAGCGCCATTTCATGGAATAATAAAAGGTAATGAATGCATTTATGATGAATCAATACCTTTAAAAGAAGACTATGACTGGACTTTACAAAATCTTAAAAAATACAAAGGAGTTTTAAGAATTAATTTTGCAAGTTATAATGTTAAACAAGCCGAACAAAAAGGGGGATGTGCAAATATGAGAAATATTAAAGAAGAAGAAAGACAGTTTAATTTATTGCAAAAAAAATGGGGAAGCAAAATAATTCAGTATGATAAAATGAGTAAAAAGAAATTTGATTTTAACCCAATAATGAAATCACCAATAAAAGGTATTTAAAAAAAAATATAAAATTATGCCAAGAAAAGGAGGAGTTCCTGAAAATCTTAAACCATTTAAGAAAGGACACGATGAAAGAAGAAATATGAAAGGGGCACCAGCAAAAATTCCTTCAATAGAAAAATTACTTGCTGATGTATTAGGAGAAGAAAAAAACGGAATAGAAGCTGCAAAGGCAATATTACTTGCATTAAGAAGAAAAGCTTTTAATGGAGATACAAAAGCCGCTGAAATTTTATTAGATAGAGCATACGGAAAAGCAAAACAAACAATTGACCAAAATACAAACTTACAAGCTTTTACTATAAATTTAATTAATCCTGAAGATATTAATAAAGTAAATAATCTGTGAAAATTCAGTGAACACCACAAATGTATTTAGTAAACTTTTAACAGCAGATACAAGACTTATAATTAGTCAGGGTGGAACTTCATCCAGTAAAACTTATTCAACACTTCAATTACTTTATTTAATAGCTTATAAAAGACAAGGAACTCACATCTCAATAGTAAGTGAAACACTCCCACATTTAAAAAGAGGAGCAATGAGGGACTTTTTTAAAATATTAAAAGAAGATAACCTTTATTCAGAAAAGAATCATAACAAGTCAGGAAACATTTATAACATAGGGGATTCGATAATTGAATTTTTTAGTGCAGATAATGGTGACAAAGTAAGAGGAGCAAGAAGGGATTATTTATTCATAAATGAGTGCAATAATGTAAGTTTTGAAACTTATAACCAATTAGAAGTAAGAACAAAGAACCAAATATATTTAGATTACAATCCAAGCCATGAATTTTGGGTACATGAAAATCTTTTAAGAAATGAAGTTGAACACACATTTATTAAATCAACTTATAAAGACAATCCTTATTTAGATAACAATATAGTTAAATCAATTGAAAGTAGAAGATTAACAGACCCAAACTGGTGGCGAGTATTTGGCGAAGGTGAACTTGGATTTGCTGAAAGCTTAATTTTTACACATTGGAAACAAACAAAAAGTATTCCTGAAGGAAATGTAGCCTATGGACTTGACTTTGGTTATAACCACCCAACAGCATTAGTTAAAGTTACAGAACATGATGCAAAGTTTTATGCTGAACAATTGATTTATGAAAGCCACATGACTAATCAACAATTAATTGAAAGGCTTAAGCAATTAAATATTAATCGCACAGCAGAAATATTTGCAGACTATTCAAGACCTGAAAGTATACGTGAAATATATTTAGCTGGGTTTAATATAAAAGATGCTGTAAAGGATGTTAAAAAAGGAATAGATAGTGTTAAGTCAAAAGAACTTTATATTCATGAATCTTCTGTTGATTTAATTAAAGAATTACGTTCTTATTCATGGAAAAAAGACCGAAACGAAAAACTACTTGAAGAACCAATTAAAATAAATGACGATGCCTGTGATGCTTTAAGATATTGCATACATACATGGAAAGCTCCACAAATTACATTTATGAAACCGAAAATTACTAACTTTGGAAGCCGAAACAATTACTAATGATAAAAGCGGATATTAAAGGAAAGGAATATGAAATTCCAACAAGCTGGGCAGATGTGCCTTATATTAAAGCAATTGAAGTAATAAAGATAAAAGAACCTGATTTAGCTTTATGTAAATTAATAGGAATTGAAATTGAAGAACTTAACAGCCTTCAAAATAAGTCAGTTGCTATTCTTTATAATTGTGTTCAATTTATTAGTGATGTTTCAATAATGGAATCAAATGAGCCAAAAGAAAAATACAAAGATTTTGACTATGGTTCTAAAAGTTATGGTGATACCGAAAAAGTAAGAAACATTATAAGCCAAAATTCAGATAAAAACTTTTTAGATTTAGCACCTGAAATAATTAAGCACTTAACTGGTGATGATATAAGCAACGAACCATTTAGCGAAGTAATTGGAACTGTAGGTTTTTTTTTAAATCAATGGATGATTTCTATAAGCAATATTCAGAACTTAATGAAAGCAGTAGGGATGAAAAACAACTTATTGCAGGAATTGAAAGAATCGACCGATTCGGAAGCTTCGGTACTTACGTTGAATTAGCAAGAAGAGGGGCTTTAGGTAGTACCATTGATGAGGTTTTAAAACAGACTACAAGAGTTGTTTATCATTTATTACTTTATGATAAATTAAAGTCAGATTATGAACGAGAATTAATAAAACAGAAATGAAGCCAACAGAATGTGCCTTTTATTTAATTGGAAAGTTTTATATTAATACTGTAATAAGGAGCAAAGAGGAAGCCATCAAATGTAGTATTTTAGCAATTGATGAAATATTAAAAGATACCACAAAACAAGAATATTGGATTGAGGTAAAAGAAATACTTAACAAGCTATGACTATAATTCAAAATATTAGAGAATCAGTAAATAATTGCCCTTCAATAACAAATCCTTTATTTGTTCATGGTAGAAGTTCAGATACTGCATTAGATTCAGCAAAGGAACTTAATATTGGTACATTTGTTTATTTAGAACCTATTACTAAAACAATAGGAATTACAGACCAATTTAAAACAGATGCAATTGTAATTGGTTTTTTAACACAGGATGAGCCTGATTCTGAAAGTGATGAGGTAATAAATGAGGAAAGCCAATTATCAATGGAAGAAAAGATTGCACAAATGGAAACGGAATCTATTGCATGGTTAAATTACTTTTTAGATAATTATACTTATTCAATTTCAGGAACTTTTACTTTACAACCAGTTTATAGAATTAAAGGTGTTATGACTGGAGTTTTATTAACCTTAACAGTTATTGAACCAAATCAATGCTAACTTTAAGCCAACAGGTTTTAATAGAACAATTTGCTCAAAAAGTTATTACTGACTTAAGAATAGTTTTAAAAACAAAACCTATTCCAAGAAAGTCGGTAAGGTATGAGCAAGGCAAAAGAATTGAAAAAACTTTTTCAGCTCCAGTAAGTGCAAGTGGAAAATTAGCAAATAGTTTACGTTATGAGATTACAGATACTCAATTAATAATTTGGGGTGAAGATTATATTTATTTTTCTATTTATGGAAGAGCGCCAACAACAAAAGCTGGTTCTGGAACTGTAAAGGATAAAATAAAACAATGGATTAAAGACAAAGGAATTACAAGTGATATTTCAGAAAATCAATTAGCTTATTTAATTAGTCGCAAAATACATAGAGAAGGAAATTCAATTTATTTATTTAGTGGCAAAAAGAATACAGGATTATTAGATAATGTAATAACAAATGAAATGATTAAGGACTTTAATGATAAATTTACAAAACAAATAGAAGCGGATATTGCAGCGGAATTTAAAAAGGACTTAGGATAAATGGCAACAAACGTATATT